ATACCAAGACAAGCAAGTTCAAAACTCTGACTGGATTCGAGTTCAGTGGAGTAATGGAGAAAAAGTATGTCACGAATTATATTATTCAGAGCCTAGCATTTCATATCCTCTTGTGGAGCTGTATCAGACTGAGTCACATTCTCAAAACTGAGGGATGGAGGTCGAAAATTGTTGGTCAAATTCATGACTCACTCATGATTGATGTTTCCAGTGAGGAATTGAATGATTTGCTTGTCTTGGCAAACAGAGTAATGACAAAGGATATTGCAGAGGAATGGGATTTTATAAATGTGGACTTAGGAATCGAAGCAGATGCAACACCTTTAAACAGACCTTGGTCTGAAAAAGAATCAATAGAAATTCCAAATTAAGGAGGAATAAATATGTCAGAGGAAAGAAAAGAAGCAATTGCAAAGGCATCCAAAATTTTAGATGAAGCTGGTATTGATAATTATTTAATTGGTGGTATGGAAGATGGTTCTGATGAAGTTGCAATTGCTGGAAAAGGTGTTGGTAACAATATTGAAGCAATTCTAAGAGCATTCGGTCATCAGTTCCCTGAAATTTTTACATCATTAATACTTAATGAGGTTGAAAAATTCAATGAATCTGAAGGTTTGGAAAGTCTAAGTCCAAGCAACAATACTATTCAATAAAAGGAGGAAGAATGGAGGACAGAAGATTAAAATTAATGATTGATCCAGATAAGATAGAGGAAGGAGCATGGAAACAAATTTCAGCAACACTATCTTGTCCTTATGTGGATGAAATGATTGTTCTGCCTGATGTTCATCAAGGGTACAGTTTTCCTATAGGATGTGCAGTTTCTATAAATGACTATATATGCCCTGCTGGCGTTGGGTTTGACATCGGATGTGGAATGAGTCATGTAAACACAAAAGAGGAAGCAAAGGAATTCGATTTATTTGATCCTGAGATTAGAGAGATAATCTATAATGAAATAACAAAAAGAATTCCAGTTGGTTTTAATTCAAGAAAAGAACCAATAGAACATGAAATATTCAACCCAGAATCAATTCCAAGACTTGATGAAGGAAGATCCAGAGATAAATTACGTTCAAAAATGCAACATCAATTGGGGACATTAGGTGGAGGTAATCACTTCATCGAATTAGGTGTAAATCAAGCAGGTGAACTAGGAATAACAATTCATAGTGGTAGTAGGAACCCCGGTCACACAATAGCAGAATACTGGATGAAGTTAGCTGAGAAAGAGGGATTGTTTCAGAATGTGGATTACATGTTCCCAATCCTATCAGCTAATGGTATTCAATATCTATCTGATTTGTACTGGACAGAAAAGTATGCTTATCTGAATAGAAAAATAATGATGTATGAGATATTTGACGCACTAGGATTGGATATTGATGAAAGTCGAATCATCAATGAATCTCATAACCATGCATTTGTGGATGAAAGGAGAGAAACTATAATTCACAGGAAAGGAGCAACACCAGCTTCATTGAATCAATGGGGTGTAATTCCATCCAATCAAAGAGATGGTGTGTATGTGACCAAAGGTTTGGGAAATCCTCATTATCTAAGTTCAGCAAGTCATGGAGCAGGTAGAGTGATGAGTCGAAAAAAAGCAAAGAAGAATCTAAGCCTTGAAAAAACGACAAATGATATGTATGGTATAACAGCACAGATCACAAAGGACAATCTTGATGAAGCACCTGATGCCTATAAAAACATTGAAGATGTTCTTTCCTACCAAGATGGTACTGTTGTCAGAGTAGAGGATCATTTCAAACCTTTGATAGTGATAAAGGGATAATTCTATGCCTAATTTTCTAAATCCAGATTATTTCCATCCACATCCAATGGAATTGGTTGTTGTAGTTTTAAAGGATGAAGATGGAAATCCAACAAGAGGCTTATTCAAGATGTCCTTTCATCATGGAAAATTCATAGATCAATTTTGCAGAGAATATGATCCATCACAAGTCATAGGCTGGAAGTCGACTGGACAATTCACCGATCCATACAAACAATCAAAAAGAATTCTGAATAGAATAGTACGAAAAACTTCAAAGCCTAGAAAATAAGGAGGAGGAAGTGTCATTTTATAATAAATACAGACCCACTACGCTCAGTGAATTTCATGGAAATGAGGAAGTCAAGACTACTGTCAATTCCATGATTGAGAATAATAATCTACCACATACCATTTTGCTTTATTCGGATTATCCTGGGGTTGGTAAAACAACACTAGGTCGAATAATAGCCAAACAAATGGGATGTGATGATTTTGACTTAACTGAAATGGATATTGGTAGTCTTACAGGAGTGCAAAATTCTAGGGAAATTCAAAAATTATCGAAATATAAACCAGCCAAAGGTTCATATAGATTCTGGATACTTGATGAGATTGCGAATGCGAGTAGAAATGCTCAGGAGGCTCTTCTTAAACTGTTGGAGGAGCCTCCAACACACGCCTACTTTATACTTTGCACCACTGATCCACAAAAACTATTGAATACAATTAAAAGTCGAAGCTCACAGTTCAAGATCCAACCTGCTGCTCCGAATACAATTCAAAGAATACTAAAAGATATTGCAAATGGAGAAGAAATTGAAGTTCCAAGGAAAGTAATTCACAAGATTTCGAAGAATGTGAATGGTCAAATCAGAGATGCACTTAATATATTTGAACAAGTGATAAACTCTGATGATATGGAAAATACTCTGGAAAAGGAGATTGAATCCAGAACTCAAGGAATTGAATTATGCAGGGAGTTGGCAAAGGGTGGTGGAGCAGATTGGAATAGACTAGCCAAGATATTGAAAAATATGGATAGTGATCCTGAACCAATCAGGAGAATGGTATTGAATTATTTTTACAAACCACTGTTGCAAGGAAAGGAAGATGGAAATGCCTATATAATCATGGATTGTTTTGATGAGCCTTTTTTCAATAATGGATTTGCAGGGCTTGTAAAATCCACATTTGAAGCATACAAAGAGTTGGAATAAATTTTATCTCTGAGTAAGAAGACAGAGTATTTATATGGGTAGAAGAAATAATAAGGAGGAAAATTATGAAGATCATAGGAACTTTGTTTATACTTCTAGGAGTTGGTCTTGGTTTGTATGTTGGTGTTTGGTGGGGTCTTATAATGGGCATAGCTTCGGTTGTAGAAGCAGCACAAGCTCCAGTAGATGCATTTGGAATAGGTTTGAATGTTGTTAGGGTTTTATTTGCATCAACATTGGGTGGAATTGTATTTTGGGCTTTGTCTGCTATTGGATTTGCAGCTATAAATGCTGAATAAGGAGGTGATTAAATGGCAGAATTAAATTTTAAGGATGATCTGGAAATAGACCCTGATAGCTTAGATATTGAATGGTTGGAACAACCTAATTTAATGATGGAATATTCAGAGGAGCAGGACAAAGCTGTCAGGGAAAGAGATAATGGAAAGATTGCGCTTGATATGGCTAAAGATGAATTGGAGGAAGCTAAAGCTAGAGCAACACTTCAGATAAGAGAAAATCCAGATCAATTCGGATTGGATAAGGTGACTGATAGTACAGTTGCAGCAGGGGTTGCTCTGCACTCCGAAGTAAAGGCAGCCAAGGAAAAGTATTACAAAGTTGCAGAAGAATATAATGAACTAAAGGAAGTAGCTAATAATTATGTTTCAGCAGTTAAGGCTTTCGAGCAAAGAAAGTCTTCATTGGAAAATCTGACAAAGCTATTAGGCATGCAATATTTTTCTGCTCCGAATGTAGAAAGGAACTTGTCAGAAGAATATGCAAAGAAAAAGAAGCAGAAATCTGATAATACTAGAAAGCAGGTAAGAGAGACTCAAAAATCTCGAAGGAGGTCTAAATGATAGAAACTATTTTGATTGTTGGATGTGTAGTCTTGTTTCCACTTTATGCTAATCTCACTGGAAACATGGTTATGTCTGGAATCTATGATGCCAGAGCAAGGTATATTAAGAAAATCAATGAAGAATTTGAAGACAAAGGAGGTAATTAATGGCAAAGAAGAGAAGTAAAATGAGAGACAGGGTAAAAGGAAAGGCTGAGAAGAACAAGAGTGGAGGTGGTCTTTATCAGCTTCCTGAAAATACTGAACAGTTCAAGCCGAAGAAAAAGACTTATGATCTGGATTTTCTGCCTTATGAAGTTACAGTCAACAATCATCCTGAAGTAGAGAAAGGCGAACTGTGGTGGGAGAGAACAGTTTGGGTGCATTTCAATATCGGACCAGATGGAAAGGCTAGAGTATGTCCTAGAACTGTAGGGAAATCTTGTCCTATTTGTGAAGAAAGAAAGGAATTGATGAATGCTGATGATGATTCTAGTGAGGAATTGGCTAAGAAACTCAAGCCCAAAATGCGAGTACTTTACAATGTAATTGATTTGAATGAGCCTGATAAGGGTGTTCAATTCTTTGAAATGGCTTATCACAATTTCGGTTCTGTGCTTGATGAAGAAATTAGGGAAGGTGATGAAGAACTTGCTGATTTTCCTGAACTAACAGGCGGTAAGACTATCAAGGTTAGGTTCACTGAAGGCAAGATGATGGGTAATTCTTTTGTATATGCTTCCAGAATAGATTTTGAAGACAGGGAAGATTATGATGAGTCCATACTTGAAGATGTGATTGATCTGGATAATTGCTTTGCTGTTCCCTCTTATGAAGAATTGTCTAAAGAATTACATGGAGTAGGTGGTGAAGAAAAGGAAGAAGATGAGGAAGAGGAAGAAGAAAAGGAAGAGGAAGAAGAGGAAAAACCTAAAAAGTCTAAAATGGGAAAGAAAAAGAAATCCAGTGATGATGAGGATGAGAAACCGAAGAAATCTGGCAGAAAGTCCAAGAAGAAAAAAGCTGAATGTCCTTTCGGTCATACTTTAGGTGAAGATTGTGACCAGACTGATGATTGTGATGAATGTGATGAGGATTCTTATGAAAAATGCTTGGATGAGTATGACAAATTAGAAAACGAGGAATAATACAATCCTCCCTCCACATAGTGAACTACCCTTGAGCTAAAGACTCAAGGGCTTCTAAGAAGCCCTGGTTCACCAGACTAAGTATCTAGAAACAGATACTACGTTATTCTAGATGTAGATACCTTGG